TTAATACTTTTCCATAACATCAGCAACGTTTGCTTTGAGCTTTTTGGTAACATGAGTATAAATTTGTATTGTGGTTTTTGAGTCGGCATGCCCAACTCTATCCATGATAGCTTTTAGTGGTACTTTGTTCTCGGCAAGTCGGCTTACAAGAGTGTGCCTAAAAATGTGACTTGTTAGATTTTTATTGATTGGTTCATCTAATCTTTCGTTTGCCTTTTTTAAAGCTAAATTAAATGAGTTTATTTGCGTTGGTATGCCGTTTTTAGTTGTAAATACATATCCCATATCCTGAAATCTCTCATTAGTGTTCTTCTCTAATTCATTCATAAATTCTATTTCTTTGATAATCTCAATCTCTCTTTTTGTCATGATTGTCTCACGATATGATGCATTTGTTTTTGGTGTTGTCTTCTCGCCGTTTTTATAACCATCAGAATGGTCATAAGTCCCGTGCAGCTCAAGAACTTTTGTGTCAAAATCATAGTTTTCTGGCCTTATGCTTATTGCCTCGCCAATCCTGCAACCGTTAAGGCTCATAAATTCAGATAATAGAGCCGTTCTGTAAGTGCTAGGTCTTCTATATAATTCTTTCAATAATGGCCTGATTTCATCTTCTTCTAAATATTTTTCCTCAACCTTTTTCCAATCTTCCAGGGTCTTTTTTTGCCTTGGCAATCTAGCTCGTCTTGATGGATTATCCTTTATAATGTCAAGTCTAACAGCATAGTCAAATGCTAAATTTAATAATGTTTTATGTCTTTCTTTTTTGCTTTTTGAGCAATCAAGATTATCAAGGTAGCTTTGTACATACTTTGGATCAATATTAGATACTTTCACATTGATCCCAAACCATTCCCGAATTTCTTTGATATTACCTTTTAGCGATGATATAGATGATTTTTTAATTTCTTGTTTATAGAAATTCCACCAATCGTCAAACAAGTCAGTAAACATCATTTCTGAACTCTCTAAGTTGTTCAGGATTTTAGCTATTTTGTTATCAAGATATTGTTGTGCGTATTTTCTTGTCCTGGCATTGTCTTTTTCAACTAAAACAGATACTTTTTTCCATTCATTTGTATACGGATTTTTGTAACGCTCAACAAAATTTACTTTTCCACTTTTATGTGCTTGCGTCCACATTGATTTATACCTCGCTTTTGTGTTAAAATGGGTATAGTAAAACGACCTACAATCGCAGGTTATTTACTATTTCTTGCATCACCTCACGCTCAGAGTCGCCAAACTTTGAGAGCGTGAGGTTTTTTTGTTTTTATTTATCTAAATTATCAATAGCAAATTGTGCCTCTTCGGGTGTGAATTTTTCACCTGCATCTGATGTTAACTGATCTCTCAATTGTTCGATCGACATTGGTGAGATCTTCATATAATTTTTAGCGCTTTTTAGAGCTTGTTCATTCCAGTTAACCTTAACATTATCAATTGCATATTGAGCGGCATCGGCTGGGAATTTACTTCCTGCATCTGATGTTAATTGATCATATAGTTTTGCTTTAGAGAAAGCTGTAAGTTTTAAATAGTTTTCAGCACTCTTTAAAGCATTCTGATGTTCTAGTGGCACTTTCGGCTCCTCTTTTTTAACTTCTGATGGTTTTGATGATTGTTCTGTTTTATCATCTTTTTTAGCATCAGATGTACTTGATGAATTGCTTGAGCATGCAACTAGCAATGTAGCAGACAACGAAATTAATCCTAAAGAAATTAATTTTTTCATAATATATTTCTCCTACCAGCTTTTAACGTGGATCAGGCCTTGCACATTTTTGTTAAATTAAGTTTTTGAATTCTTCTTGTATTATTTGCTGACCCCAAGTTGTTGAGATTTTATATGTATTAGCAAACTGTAACCAATTAAAATCATATATATCATTATTGAGTAAGTATTCTCTCAACAATTCTCTAACCATAAAACGATCAGCCTCGTTTTCATATTTAGTAAGTAATCTTGCATAATGTTTTGGATCATGATTAATGTGCCCAATTTCATGCAATATTACTTTTTCTTTTTCTAAATCAGATAGATTTTGATTTACATATATAGTCCGTATATCTGGAAAGTAAAACCCTGAACGTTCCCACATTGTTTCAGGAAATGTAAATAATTCTATCTTATATTCTTTTAGAATATCATTTATCTTCACTATTACCAACCCCAAGAGATAATTTTATTATAGCCTCAATTTTTTCAACGTCGTCATCTGATAGGGGTTTTCCATCGAACATAACAACACGTTCACGTAGATTTGTTAAGTCTATTTTTTCTTTTTTATTTTCAGGCTTATCTTCAATTAAGTCAGATTTCTCAATATTGAAGTAATTAGCTAGCATTTCAACTTTATCAATTCTTGGATATGTTCTTCCGATAGTCCAATCTGTGACAGTAGTATATTTAAACCCAAGATCTTCAACGAGTTTATTTCTGTCAACTCCACGTTGTTGCATGAATTTTTTTAAGTTTCTAGCAAAAATTTCTTTATTTCCTAAAGTCATAGTTTTATCGCTCCTTATATAGTAGATTATACGATATAAACGTAGTTAAGTAAAGAGAAAACTAAAAAATTCCGTAAAAAAACGTAATTTACTCTTGACATTATGTTTTAAACGTAATATACTGGATTTACAAAGAAAGGAGAAACAAATGAAGTTTACACTAAAAGCATTAAGAAGTCTGAAAAATTGGACTCAATTAGAAGCTGCTGAAGCCCTTGGAGTATCAGTAGATACATGGGGAAACTGGGAGCGCGGGAAAAATGCACCAAGCTATTCTAAGATTGAAAAAATCGTAGAAGTCTTTGGTGTCCCTTATGATGACATTATTTTTTTACCTAACATTACGGTTTAAACATAAAAAAGGAGATATATGAACGAATTAATTAACATCAAACTGAATGAAAATAACGAACCAGTTGTCAGCGCTAGAGATCTTCATAAAAGCCTAGAAATATCAAAACGATTTAGTGCATGGTTTGAACAAAATTCAAAACTTTTTATTGAAAATGAAGAATTTGCAAGTGTACCTAAAGGTACACCCGTTACTGGTGGTAACGGAAACATTCAATATCTTGATGATTATGTTCTAACTTTGGACATGGCTAAACAATTAGCAATGATGTCAAGAACAGACAAAGGGAAAGAAGTACGCAAATACTTCATCCAAGTTGAAAAAGATTTCAACAGCCCTGAAAAAATCATGGCTAGAGCATTACTGATGGCAGACAAAAAAGTGCATAAGCTAGAGGCACAGATTGAGGCTGACAAGCCAAAGGTGATTTTTGCTGATGCGGTAAGTGCAAGCAAGTCATCAATATTGATTGGAGAGCTTGCAAAGTTACTTAAACAAAATGGTATTGATATTGGCCAAAATAAACTGTTCCAATGGTTGCGATTAAATGGCTACCTGATCAACCGAAAAGGTGAAAGTTGGAACCAACCTACTCAACGCAGCATGGAACTTGGATTATTCCAATTGAAAAAAACGAATATCAACCATCCAGATGGACACACAACAGTTAACACTACTACAAAAGTTACAGGCAAAGGCCAACAATACTTTGTCAATAAATTTCTTAACCAAGAAAAATTGGTATAGAAAAAAGCGCCCAAGTGGAGTTGGACGCAGAACAAAAATTATTTAACAAAATTATAGCATATAAGAGGTGATTTTACTATGCCAAAAGCAGAAATAATTTACAGACCAGCCAATCAGTCGGAAAAGGCAACGCATGGTGATTATAAGCATCTATGCAAGATTTGGGAGGGATTATCAACCAGTACAGCTAAACTTTGGACAACTGAGATGCGAGAGCATCCTGATTTTAAACAGTTCGTTTATAACCCAACACACAAAATTGTTTTTATCGATTACAAAGGATTTGATCTTTTCGTTAAGTGGAAATCCAGAAATAGATATAGAGATAAAAAAGAGACATTAGCAGAAATGCTTGAAAATATTAAACTTGAAAAACGATTAGGAGTTTAACTATGACAACTATAACAGAAAATCCAATAACAGCTGTTGTCGTCTTGATAACAATAGCAATCGTCGCTTATTTAGGAAATCGCAACAGCAATCAAAAGACGATTGAAAGAACAACTAAAACAATTATTGAAAATAATATCGTTGTTCGTAAAGTTGAAAAACCACGCAGAACAGATTTTATTGAAGGTCCAACACCTGGATCGTGTGGAAAGATCTGGGGCGTAGATAGACCGTTTTAGGAGAATGACATGAACAGAATTAAAGAGTTAAGAAAAGCTAAAAAATTGACTCAAGAAAATTTAGCAAATGAAATTGGCGTGACAAAACTAACGATTTCAAGGTGGGAAAATGGTGAAGTAAAAATAAAACCAGAGAAAGCCGATTTGCTATCAAATTACTTCGGAGTGCATCCGTCATATCTTATGGGGTATATTGATGTACCTGGTCAACTCAAAGAAAACGAAGTCGCTATTGACAAACATTTACTTGAAAAGTACAAAAAAGCCCATGACGTGTTAGTTGGCTTACGATTAATTTTGAACGAGAGGTAAGCATTTAATGCAATACATATTTCAAAAACACGACAAGTAGTTACACAGCAGTAAGCAATGAATTTATAAATGATACCAAACTAACACTTAAAGCAAAAGGTCTATTACTAGTTATATTAAGCAATAAGGATGATTGGAGAGTCTATCCTGATGAACTAGCTAAAAGATCAAAAGATAGCATCAGAGTTGTTAGAACATGTCTTGAAGAACTTGAGAGAGAAGGATATATCAAGACTTATAAAAAATCTCTGGGGAGAGGTAAAGGTATTACACGTTATAGATTTTGTGCTGATAGAAAAATATCTGAACAAGCATACAGACAGTTGATAAGTGAACTCGAAAGTGAGTTTACAACTTAACGTTTTACAACTTTGTATTTTACAACTTTGTATTTTACAACTTTGTAAAACGTAACACTAACAATTACTAACATAACAATAAATACTAACTAATAATAAATACTAACAACAAATAAGGAGCAGCTGCTAGAGAGGCTAAAGATGGATAAAAAAACATTATTCGAAAACTTTCAAAAAAACTGGATGCGTCTCATTTCTCCATTTGAGATAGAAGATATTGAAAAATGGATTGATGAAGACAACATGCCGGTTGAGGTAATAAACGAAGCCTTGAAAGAAACAGTTATCTATAACGCAAAAAATACCAGGTACTTGAATAGAGTGCTTAATAACTGGAAAGCAAATGGTATTGATACTGTTGAAAAAGTAGAAATTTCAAGACTTGAATTTGAAAACAGAAAACAAGGAAAACCTCAAAATACGACAGCGTCAAATATTCCGGCGTGGTCAAATCCCAATTATCAACAACCTGACTATGACACTTTCAAGGTTGATCCGAGCGAGGTAAAAGATGAACCAGGAGCTTTTTGAACTTTTCAATTACCAACTTAAGAAAGACTACGGTAAGTCTGCAAGTATTGAAACATTTAATAAGTTTACTGCTTATTGCAAAGCAGGAAAAGAAGTAAACGGAGTTAAACCAATTTTGCATTGGATAAATCTTTATGCATTCGGAACAGGAATGACAAGCGACGAAGCTGAAAAGTTGAGGTACAAAAGATATCGAGAGGAACATAACATTGAGTTTAAAAAATAAAATGACTGATTTAGAAAAGCGAGTATTTTGCTTTATTCCAATGGGAGCGGATAGAAAAGTAAAAAGCGAAGAAATCGAACGTGTTTTTGGAATTACAAGCAGACAAGTTAGAGACATTACATATAATCTCACACAAATTGGTATTCCAGTTGTTACCAGCAAGAAAAAAGACGGTGGTTATTATATAGCAACAACAGAAGCTGAACGTCAAGAAGGTCTTAGAGCAAACAGAAGTCAAGTGCAATCAGAACTAAAACGCATCAAAGCAGTTGAGTCAGTAGACCTTAATAATTTCAGGGCAATTGCGGAGGATTTGAGGCATGTTTGAGATTAGATTGAATAATAACACTATCGAGTATTCAAATGAGCTTAGAGACGCTCTTATAAGCACTATCGACTACATTCTCGGTAGAGATGACAAGACATTGTATAAGCTTTATTACACATACAGAAATTACACAAGTGAAGACTTGATTGAAGCAATACAAGAGTTAACAGATGACAAGTTTGAATTGATCATTAATACGATAGCTGGTAGCAATATCACAATCAAACAAGAGATTTTAAATTTAGGAGAATAAAAATGACAAATGAAATGACGAAACAAGCAAAAGGGGATTTTCTAACAAATCCGCAAGCATTAACTGGCAATATTATCCGAAAATATTTAGACCCACAAGGAAAAGCAAGCGAAGAAGAATTAGCGTATTTTATTGCAACTTGTAAAGAACGTAATTTGAACCCATTCACTAAAGAAGTTTACTTTATCAAGTATGGCACAAATCCAGCTCAGATTGTAGTATCAAAAGACGCATTCATGAAACGTGCTGAACAAAATCAAAACTTTGACGGATTTGAAGCTGGTGTAGTCATTATCAATGACGGAGAGCTTAAACACATAACTGGCACGATTTTACCTCCAAACGCAACTTTAGTTGGTGGGTGGGCTAAAGTTTACCGAAAAGACAGAAAATTCCCAATCGAAGCTGACGCCGATTTTAAAGCATACAATACTGGTAAATCCATGTGGGCAAAAATGCCAGCATTGATGATCCGTAAAGTTGCCCTTGTATCAGCAATGCGCGAAGCGTTCTCTGAAAATGTTGGTGGTCTATATACAACTGATGAAATGGGGCAAAATGACCCAATTGACGTAACACCAGCTGAAAGCCAGGAAGAAGTTAAAGCTCGCAAAATGAAGGAAATCGAGTCATATAATCAGCAACAAGCTGACCAAGTAATTGACGAGCAACAACCTGACTTATTCCAAGCGTCTGAACCAATCTCAGACGAAGACCTACCATTTACGGTTTAGGAGGTAAAAATGGCAATAAAAGAAGCAGAAAAAGTTAACCATTTGGACAATATAGAAATAAATTACACTCCGGCCGTTGTTTCATTCAATGACTTCGAAGCATTTGAAAAAGGTGTTGAAGAAGCAATTGCAAGATATAGCACATTCGACCTCGAAGTAAACACTATTGAAGAAGTTAGGAACGCAAGGACTGACTTAAATGCTTTATCTAAAAAGCTAGAAGATAAGCGTAAAGAAATAAAAAGAGAAATCAACGGTCCTTATGCTAAATTTGAAAATCAGTATAAAGTGCCATATCAAAAATTAGAGAAACTAATCTCAGATTTAAAAAATCAAATTGACGATTACGAAGAAAATCAAAAATTATTGCGAAAAGATAAAGTAAAAACATATTTTTACGAAAAAGCAGAAGAAGCAAATCTAAATAAACAAGTGTTTGATCAGTATCTTGACCAGTTTTTGAAAGCAACTGATTTTACAGCAACATTTAATTTCAAAAAATCAACACTAGAAAAAATGGACTCAATCATTATTGATGAAATCCAGAAACAAGATCAACGTGACGCAGATTTGATAGCTATCACAGATTTATGCGCTAGAAATAATTTAGGATCCGCAAGCTATATCAGACAGTACGATAATGGGGCTTCACTTGCTGAAATTTTAGGTCTAATCAATAGAGATGTTGAAGAAATTAAGAGAACCAAAGAATTAAGCGAGGCTAAGCGTATCGCAGACGAAAAAGCCATGGCTGATCGTCAGGCAGCTATTGAGGCGCAGGCTAAAGAAGAAGCTAACAAAGTAATCAAAGCTGTAAATCAGGAAACTGGAGAGATTATAGAACGACCAGTAGAAACAGAAGTCGTTAAATATGAAACAACAATCAAATTCATTATGGATCTTGAACAGGCTAAAAAATTCAAATCATTCTTGGACGAAAATGATTTTGAATTTGAAACGCTAGTAGGTATGAAAAGGATTTAACAATATGAATAGATTGAAAGAATTACGAAAAGAGAAAAAACTAACTCAAAAAGCGCTAGCGGAAAAGTTAAAAATACCATACCGCACTATTCAAAATTGGGAAAATGAAGATGTACAAATAAAACCTGACAAAGCTAAACAGTTAGCTGACTATTTCAACGTAACTATTGCTTATCTATTAGGTCATAGCGATTTTAAAAAATCAATTTCATTGAAAGATTTACTTTTCCATGAAATTAAAGGTCTGAAAGAATACAGAATGCTTCGAGTAGGAAATGAAAATTATATATCTGAAAATGATGTATTAAATGTTATTTCAAGATATGTAAATAGTTAAGTAACAACTTATTGCAAAGCGAGGCCTGGCCTTTGCAATAATAAAATTTTCCAGGCAAGAAAGGAAATTTTTGGTCTTATCGTCAGATTAACAGGACTGATGATATGAAGAATTTCGCATACCAGCCTCGCCAAAGCTCACAACTTAATGGCTGGTATGATTTTTGTAAGATTATGGAATGGATTGATTACGCTCTATTTGAGCCAAAAAACAAAGAAGAAATAAAAAATAAAATTATAAACGATGGATACACTTTTCCACATTATGACAAATCAAGAAATAAAGTGAGATATACCATTTCTGTTTTGGATATTGAGCGAGATTGCAAAAAATGCAATATTTCGCCAGACGATGTCTATCCATTGCAAATATCATTGTTTTAGAAAGTAAAAAAATGAAATTGATTATCGATATCGAACCAAAACCGCAGTCACGGCCAAGATTTAGTAAATGGGGTACATATGAATCTCCTGAAATGAAAGAGTGGCGTAAAAAAGTTACAGATTATTTTATCGAAAATTATTCAGGACATTATTTTGATTGTGCTGCTAAAGTTAACATCACATTTTACATGAAGGCACCAAAAACAATATCAAAAGAGCCTTCAAAACGTGCGAGATTGAAGACAATAGAGAAATTTCAAAGATTTGTTAGGGAATTGATCTGGCACGATAAAAAGCCGGATTTGGATAATTTAGTAAAAGCAGTTTTTGACAGTATTAGTAAATCTGAAATTGTATGGACTGATGACAATATTGTCTGTGACCTGCACGCAAAAAAGGTTTACAGTCCGAATCCAAGAATTGAGATAGAAATCGAGGAAATTAAAAATGACATTTGAAGAATTACAAAAATTAGTTGAACAATGGGCAATTGATAGAGACTTAAATCATGCAGACCCTAAAATCCAATGGATGCGAGTAACTGAAGAGGTTGGAGAAATTCGAGACGTCCTCTTGAAACCAACTAAATTTGATGATCCTGAGTTGGCTATGCGTGATGCTATCGGCGACTCACTTGTAACCTTGATCGTTTTATCTATGCAGCTAAATCAAAACCCTGTTGAATGCCTTGAGTATGCATATAACGAAATAAAAAACAGAAAAGGCTCTATGATCAATGGAACTTATGTAAAAAGCGAGGATTTGTAATGAGTAAAAACATGACAATAAAATGGCTTGTAGTAGTACACGAATGGGGTGGCTGGTTTAAGAAAAAAGATAAACCATATTATTTTCCAACTTTTAGTGAAGCTATTGATTTTTTCAACAAATTACCAAAGAACAAGAAGAAAGATTATCCAGTGATGGTTGAGGTGCCAGAATGATACCAAAGTTTAGGGCGTGGCATAAAGAGCTTAAGGTTATGTATGAAGTTTTGGCAATTGATTTTTTTAATAAAGCCGTTACTGTAAAGTTTGATAAAGAACATTATAGAATTTATTCGTTCGATGACATTATCTTAATGCAATTAGCACACGAAGACGATTACCGCATCATTTATGACAAAGATATAGTCATGGATGCAAATTCCGGTGAAATTGGAGTTGTTTTTTATAGTGAAGATGATTGTGCTTGGAAAGTTAAGACAGACTCAACAGAGGATTGGTTATATGATTGGTTAGGTTGCGAAGTGTTAGGCAATGTCTACGAAAATCCTGATTTATTAGAAAGCGTGGAAGAATGAACAGAGAAAATGAAATAAAGATTGTTTGGGTAAAGGGTTTTATTGATAAAAAAGGAGACATCATTATTCCAGTTGATAACAAAGGTGCATTTCATGTGATTCCAGCACCTTATAAAGACGAAGCGACATGGAAATATGATGAAGAGGTACAAGAATGACAAAATACGACATCATAAGAGAACGAGCAGTACAGCTTCTTTGGGGATTTGGTGGCAGAAATTCAGATAAATTTGAAATGGACGGTAAGTTTTATAGGTTGACTTTGGAAGAGGTAGAAGAATGAATTTTTCAAACGAAAACATGTATAAAGCGATAATTGAAATACAAGATAGACTTATCGAAAAGCTAAATAGATGGATGCTTGTTTTAACTCTCATTGCTATCATTTCAATCGGTTCAGTGGTTGCAGTTAACGACCACTACCAATACCAAATCACACATATCAAATCCGAACTAAAAGTAAAAAACAAACAAATCGACGGTCTGCATAAGCAACTCACACGCACGCAGTATCAACTTAAGCGTGCTAAAAAGCAGAACGTTGAGCAGACTGCGAGAATAGCAGAGTTAACGAGAAACGGGGGCTAGATATGGATTGTACAGGATTAATTAAAATTTACAAACAGCAAAAAAATATAGTGTGGAGACCTATCGAAGGTACAGAGTATGATTACTATTATGCCGAAGAAGGTATCTACATCTTTAAAAAAACAGGCAGTTATGTTTTGCATATTTCAGAAGGTGGAAACCCATACAAGGCCTTTAATAAACTATCTGAATTAATCGGAAATGGAGGATAATTTATGCCAAATTGGTGCGAAGGTGTTATCAAAATAAGAGGTAACAAACAACAAATAATTAATTATCTTAAAGATTTACTTGAGCCTGTAAATTTTTTTGGCGAAGAGTTAAAGGTTAAAGTGACAGAAAATGATTATGATCTAACCTTTGAGTCGCTGGATGAATTCAAAAATATTGACAACCTAAAAGAAATCACAAAAGACCTGAAAGCTAAGCCTGCGTTTGACCGTTGGTATTTAAAGAACACACGTAGAGCCTTTATCGAATGCGATAAAAAAATATGTTTTGATTTTTGGGGTGATGAACAGGAAATCATTACCATTGATGGCCTTAATCAAGCTTGGGCAATTATACCTGAGAATTTTACAGAGCTATCAGAAAAACACAATGTCGATTTACACATTTTCGGTTTTGAAAAGGGTATGGTGTTTACGCAGGAAGTGGAGATCCACTCTGGCAAAATTGTCAAAAATATAGAGTCTACTTATGACAATTATCAATGGGATGTTGCTTTTAGCAATTTAGGAGGATAGCAAATGAAGCCTAACAGATATCCGTACCAAAATAGGATACACGAACACGATCCTAAAGTTGTCATTGACCAAAAAGGATATAGAGTTGAGTGCAGATATTGCAAAAAAATATTTTTAGAAGTTATTACAAAAGAGGTAGCAAATGAAGATTGAAGAAGCGAAAGAAGCGATTAAAGCAAGAAGTAAAGAAATGGCTGAAAAAAATGCAATAAACAGCTTTGGTCATATCCCTGTGCAACAAGCTATTCCTATAAGTGATGTTATTAAAATACTAGACCAATTAGACCAACCAAAAACAGTCTTAAAAAAAGAACATGCAGAATGGTTGGAAGAATTGAAGAATGAATTTCCTTACAATTTACCTAACCAACTTTACCACATCACAAGGCAAGGTTGGGGTTATGGATTAGTATTTGAATCTAATGCAGGACAAAAAATAAAAATCAGTAACCTTGATGATGGAAAACTAAAGAAAGATTTAGTTAACGCTCTTATTTACGGCTACACAGTCGAAAAAGAGAAGTTGTACACTGTCGTTATACCGAATCCGCACGAAAAACAATTAAGCTATGTGTTAATGAGACGGCCCAATGGAAATGTAATAATAAATGTTGTGCACAGTTCTAATTTAGACTTACTTAAGACTGATAACGACCTTCAACTAACAGAAGCAGAAATCCGCAAAGATTTCGACTGGGCGTGGCAGTGGAAGAAAGAGGTGACGGAATGATTGAAGCTGAAATATATTTTAACGAAATTATGAGCGTTACAAACGTAAGCAGTGATGAAAGCTTTAATGAGCTGATAAATAAAGTATCAGAATCAATAGCTACTGGAAAAGCACTTGCTCTACATTCGCACGATGACGTAATTGTTGTTAATCCAAATGAAATAAAATTTGTGAGGTTAAAAAATAAATGCTAACCACAAATCAAATTCATGACCTACTCGGTGTCGATGAAGTCTACAAAGCACCTGACACGCTAATGGAGTTACTATTCGATAAAGAAAAGCGTGAAGATCTATTTCGTCGTTTCCTAGAAATCGAAACAGATGTATCTTACGAATGGTTCATGCAATACTTCGAAGAAGAACAAGCAGACCGTAAGAATAAAAAGCAAGATTTCACACCTAAGTCGATTAGCACACTCTTATCTAAAATCGTGAGTGGTAACCAGTATTATGAGGTGGCAGCTGGAACAGGTGGGATACTTATCCAAGCATGGCAAGAGCAAAGGTTGAATGATAATCCTTTTACATATCGTCCGTCGAACTATTGGTATCATGTCGAGGAACTTTCGGATAAAGCAATACCTTTTCTTCTATTTAACATGCTGATTAGAGGCATGAATGGCATTGTAGTACATGGCGACGCTTTGACTAGAGAAATTAAAAACGTGTACTTTTTGCAGAACACAAAAGATGACTATTTAGGATTTTCAGATTTAAACGTTGTGCCGCGGAATGAGTTTACAGAGAAAGAATTTAATGTCAGAAAGTGGATAGGCGATGCACGAGTGCATGTTGAAAGTCCGCTTATGAAATGGAGGTGATGGAATGAACAAGCGCCAAAAGAAAAAGAAAATGCTGAACGGGCTGAATAAAGAAAAAAGATACCGTGCAACTCATTGTCCAATATGTGATGGAAAAGTTGGTTTATTTGATGATTATTTTAACGAGTACGGATTTTGTTCAGTGTCTTGCGGATTTGAATATTACAATTTTTCGCCATACTAAGGAGGTTGGAGAATGATTAGACAAATAATTGACGCAATGAAATTAATTAAGTTGCTAAAAAAAGGAGATAACAAGATCATGGTCATGTCGTTTTTAGGTAAAATTGAATGCTATGAAGTGATATCAATCTGTCGCGATAAATCAGGCTATATTGACCTTTGTGGAAAAGTGATTGATTTAGAGGAGAAAAATAAATGACTAATACAGAACAATTTGTAGGTGTTTTGCTTGTCGGAGAAAAAGACGGACAATATATTTTAAAAGATACAAAGGCGGTAAGAGGTCAAATTGATTTAATATACCTAAAAAAAGAAAATGCCAGGTATATTTTGGAAAATTACCCACAATATCAAAAAAACTTGCTTATTTCTAAGCAAGTAGCAAATGAAAAATTCCCAAATATGAATTGGGTATCAATTAAGGAGATATAAAAATGTATAAATTAACTTACGTAGAAAGCAACTTAGATAAACGCACAGAGATTGGACAATTCAAAACAATTAAAGAATGCATGCAGAGAGCATCTGATTTTTGCTTAAGCGACCTTGGTATGTCAGCTATTGTCCCTCCTGAACATAACCAAGTGAAGGAAGGTAATGTTATTAAGGCGACTTTCGGAGCAGTATCAAGATGGTTTGAAGTTGAGAAAGTAGTTGTTAAGAAAAAATCGGAAAAAGGAGTGGTTAAATAATGGTTTTGGGCAACATAAATATAACAATAACAAATCTTGATAAGATTGAAAAAGCTGTCAGAGACGTTAAAAGAGCTGTCACTATGTTAAATAATCTAGATTTTGAAATTGTAGATTCTAATAAAAAAGAACAATGTGGAATTGTACAGACAATTTATGAAATCGATGCTGGGTACGATATTGGAGAAGCGTATGAAATAGCAGAGCTGAACGGATATGACTTTATTAAATTTAACGGGAAAATACTTGACGTATCAACTCATTCACAGGTTGGTAATTTTACGTAAAGAGGAGAGAAAATGACTGGAAGTTTAATCGCACTTTTACTATCGTCTAACATCGTGCTTATTATTGCTTATTACAGTGAAAGGCATATGAAAGAAATGTACAAAGAGTCATTTGAAGAATACAGTCAGAAGTATATCGATTCTTTGGACAATAGGATAGATCTGATAAGAAAGAAAGACGCAGAATATTTAGATCTTGCAAGAAACTGCAATAAAGAAATTGACAAATTAAGAACTGAAAATTATTTAATGAATAATTACATCAACGGTCTTAAAGAAAATTAATTGCTAGGCTTGCCAATCTGGAACAACGGTTTGCAAGTCGTTAACCGAAAAATAAAAAAGGAGTACTTTTAAAATTTCAATACAAAAACTAAAGCGATTTATCGGTTAATCGTGATTATCCAAGCGATAGCTGAAAAAATTATATAGAAATGAGGAAATTCTCCAAACCAAATTCTTTTAAGTGATAGTTCTAGCCAACGCGAGCGCGAACAGGTCTGCGATGATCTGGTTGGCTTTAAACCGAAATTAAAAATTTAGAGAAGAGGTAAATCTCCTTATTACGAAACTCAAAATCTAAAGTCGATTATCGGTTGTCGATGATTATTCAAGCATAATGCTGCACAAATAAAAAAGAAAGCGAGGAATGAAACAAAAAAAGGCACGTTTTGAACGCACCATTAAAAATATTTCCATAAAAAATTATAACATAAATTGGAGGTTTAAAGCGTGTTTTTTCCAGAAATTGATATCAATAAAACAAAAGCGAATGCAAAGCGTAAGTTGAGAGAGTATCCGCGATGGAAACGTGTCGCACAAGATGTTGATACACAGAAAATAACTGCAACATACTCATTTGAGCCAAGGCAGGCACACAGTTCCCCTAGCAGACCAGTAGAACGTTTAGCAATTAACAGAGTGGATGCTGAGAGCGAGCTTGAAGCAATTGAAAACGCGTTTAACGGGTTATTTTATTCAGAGTACAGACGCATCATTTACGATAAGTTTTTAAACCCATTTAAAAAGCCAGATAGAGAAATTTATACAGAATTATGCATGTCAGAAAGTATGTACTACGATGAGTTAGAAAACGCACTTCTGGCATTTGCTGAACTATATCGTGAGGGGGCTTTAATCGTGGAGATTGTTAACTGAAAATATACAGAAAAAAGATAGAATATACCATTTTATGTATGTTATTATAGTATTATCGAAATAGTAAGAAGACGCACACGTTTTGGCCTCCGATTTCACGCTGAAATACCAACTTTAGCTTTGGCGGAACTTGCATTTTGATGTTGTCGGCCTCGCACGGCTGACACAACGGAAGGTTGGCAGAGTGGCTTATTGCGCTTGGTTGCTAACCGAGTGAACGTTACCTTAGCGTTCCACTGGTTCGAATCCAGTACCTTCCTTTTATGGCTTAGCATAGATAATCTGTGGCGACACAGGAAAGCTTGTGGTCCTTTGTACCGACCGAAGCGCCTTAACAGGTCAAACTAAGCAACACAATCTGAATGACATGACAACGTGTCAGCAAATGAAGCTAAAGAGCCTTTGCGAGATGCAAAAGCCTAGAGCCAATCGGTGAAGGAATGGTCAAACATTGCTTGAGGCGAATTTGTAAGAGGAATAAGACAACGAAGTTCGAGTGTGGTAGCGAGAGCGGTTGTCATGATAGTGGATATTTGGTGGGAGCCAGATAGAAGCTGTCAAGCCGAAGCATACCAAAGCGTAGGTAATAAGTAGGCGTTGCGCATTTTGTTTCTCAAAAGGAAACGAAACGCAAGGCAATGCACGTCTACGGTACAAAACAATAATGCTATATTGGATTTAATATGAACAGATTATTAAAAAGCGAAAGTCATTGCCCGTCTTAATCGAAAGTGTACTTCGGTAACTAGGTTACCTGCTGATTTCTCGCAAGGATTGAGGCAAAGTCGAAGAGTAAAGCAACTTAGACCTTTAGCGGGGTTTTTGATAATTGAAAAACGGCTTAGTAGATTGTGACGATATGAGTGATTAGCATTACTAATCGTACATGGTTATTACTCGGAGGAATTCGAGTGGATAAGAGACTAAAACATAAGGTCTCAAAAGATAACTAATTAAACGTGTAATCTCAGCGATTTAAGGTTTTGGGATGTAGCTCTTAAAGGTAGAGCGCCTGGCTTTTAAAGTCAGGAGGTTGTAGGTTCGAATCCTGCTATCTCAATTAGTGGTGTTATAGCCACTAAAGGCAGAGAAACAACAACAGACGGCAAGTTTTTGATGTTTGTGCAACCATAAGTTTTGAGGCGAAACAGCGACACTAATAATATCTATAAACGATTTGATACAAGGTATCTCCTCATTAGATGTTGAGCGAAATGGCACGTTCGATTCGTGCAGTGGTTGTTGGGTTGATAGTCATATCCCTTCCGATGACGATTGGTAAAAAAAGATTCATAGCTCGGCCGTATAGTTTATGCGTGCATACTCACAACGGATTGACTTACTAAACTTAAGACCGGTTGCGGATGCGACTAGACACTTCATGGTTGATATGTAATTTATAGTTGCAATAAGTTTATAACTAGGTGGTTCGATTCCACTAGGTGTCTTTAGGAATATGAACCGTGATTGGAAAACGGTAGAGGTAGCGCCTTGTACATTGGCGAAGGTTCTAGAGAAGTAGTCGTGTACTGTGTCGGTTCGATTCCGACTGTTCCTATTATATTAATGTGAGTAGCTCTCACGAATTAATATAAGGCGATGTTTAGCATCGGGCTGATAACCCTTAGGATATTACAAAAGTAGCGCTATATAACTGTAATAGTCAGGGAAGCACTGACATATCGCATACTTAGTCACTCATTGAGTGGCTTTTTATTTTATGTTGGAAGGAGATTTTGGAAGATTTGGGAAGATTAACACTAAAACAACAACGGTTCGCAGATGAGTACATCATCTCCGGAAACGCGTATAAATCAGCGTTGAAAGCTGGATACAGTGAAAAGTATTCTAGAGCTAGATCTGCTGAACTGTTGGATAATGTAGGAATTAAGTCGTATATAGAAGCCCGTTTGGAGAAAATTAACAACGAGAAGATTGCTGATCAATCAGAAATCCTCGAGTTTCTCACATCTGCTATGCGAGGAGAGGTTACAGAGCCCGTGTTGAAAAATAGCGGCGACTTCGAACAGATTGTCGTTGATGTTAAGCCGAACGTGGCGACGAGGAAAGCAGCTGCTGAGCTACTTGGCAAACGGTACAGGATGTGGACCGACAAAGTAGAGGCAGAAATAACTGGAACGGTGGTATTTGTCAATGAAGACGGCATACAAGACTAACCAGAAAATTGAAATCAAAGTAAATTTGCCTGCAATGGTTGGTAGAGGTTACGGAGGATTTTGGCGTTCAAAAAATTTTTATCGAGTTGTTAAGGGCTCTCGTGGTAGTAAGAAATCAAAAACAACAGCTTTGAATTACGTTGTAAGAATGTTGAAATATCCTTGGGCCAACTTGTTGGTTGTCAGAAGATACTCAAATACTAATAAGCAGTCAACTTACACTGATTTCAAATGGGCGTGTAACCAATTGAGGGTTTCTCATTTATTTAAATTTAACGAATCACTACCTGAAATAACAGTTAAGGCCACAGGACAAAAGATTTTATTTCGTGGTCTTGATGATCCATTGAAAATTACATCAATTACAGTCGATGTCGGATTGCTTTGTTGGTTGTGGGTGGAAGAAGCTTATCAGATTGAAACAGAAGATAAATTTTCAACAGTTGTTGAATCTATTCGTGGGAGTTTAGATGTTCCTGATTTTTTTAAACAAGTAACGGTCACGTTTAACCCGTGGTCAGAAAGACATTGGTTAAAGCGTGTCTTTTTTGATGAGGAGACAAAGCGAGAAGATACATTTTCGGATACGACTACATTTAGAGTCAATGAATGGCTTGATGAGGTCGATAAGAAAAGATATGAAGATTTATATAGAACCAATCCTAGACGTGCCAGAATCGTCTGTGATGGCGAATGGGGAGTAGCTGAGGGGTTGGTATTCAATAACTTCGAAGTAGTCGATTTCGACATCCAACAAGTTGTTAGAAGTACAAATGATTCTAGTAACGGAATGGACTTCGGATTTACTCATGACCCAACAACATTTATATCCGTATCAATCAATTTAGATACTAAAGAAATGTGGTTATATAACGAGCATTATCAAAAAGCTATGTTAACAGATGATATTGTCAACATGTTGATAACTAAAAAGATGCATAAAGCTTACATAGCTGCAGATAATGCCGAAAGACGGTTGATTGCCGAAATTAAAAGTAAAGGCATCAACGGTATAGTTCCGAGTATCAAAGGCGGAGGGTCTATTATGCAGGGCATCCAGTTCTTGCAGGGTTTTAAAATTTATATCCACCCATCGTGTGAAAACACCATTGAGGAATTTAATACCTACACATTTAAGCAAGATAAAGAAGGAAACTGGTTAAATGAACCAATAGATAAAAATAACCACATTATCGATGCGGTTCGTTACGCAGTTGAGAAATACCATGTTAAACAAACAAATACAGGTAATAACTTTGACATACTTAAGAAAGGTCTTGGTTATTAGAAAGGGAAATCATGTCATTTATTGAAACATTTGTAGATTCGACAGGAAACTCAAAAACTTTAGAATTTAGGTTTCACAGAGAATCTCGCATGCGATATCAGACAGACAGTTTAGAGTCTTTGTTTGAAGACGACAACAAACTATTAACTGAGTATATTAAACATCACGACACGAAGCAGAAACCGCGCATACAAGAGCTTATGGACTATGCCGAAGGTAACAACCACACCGTCTCAGAAAAAGGACGCAGGCGTGAAGAAGATATGGCTGATGTTCGTGCTATTCATAATTATGGTAAGTACATCTCTACTTTTAAACAAGGATACCTTGTTGGGAATCCAATTCGTGTTGAATATGAAGGCGAAGACAACCAAAATCTTTTTAATAAACTGTCTGAGAAGAATAATTTCCACCAACTCAACCGAACTCTTGTTAAAGATCTTTCGAAAGTTGGACGAGCTTATGAGCTTATATACCGCAGTGTTAATGATAAAACAGAGGTTGTTCGTTTAGATCCTCGCGATACATTTGTTATTTATCAAAGCGATGTTGAGTTATCAAGCTTGGTAGGAGTTCGATATTATGATATCAACCAGCTAACAGAAGACAGTAAGAAAATGGTTGAAGTATATACTCCGACGGAAATAATAAAATTTGAATTTGATGGAACACTAGAAGAAATCAGTCGTGATCCTCACGCATTTAACTCTGTTCCAGTAACAGAATATCTAAATACTGATGATGGTTTAGGTGACTACGAGACAGAGTTGTCTCTAATCGATTTATACGATTCTGCACAATCAGACACAGCTAATTATATGCAAGACTTATCTGATGCAATCCTTGCAATTATCGGTCGCGTATCATTTCCTGATTATGTTGATACACCTGAAAAAGCAATAGATTACCTAAGAAAAATGCGTAAAGCTCGCTTTCTAAACCTCGAACCTCCTGTTGATACAGAAGGGAGAGAGGGTTCAGTTGATGCCAAATATCTCTACAAACAGTATGATGTTCAGGGCACTGAAGCGTATAAGGACCGAATTGTTCAAGATATCCACAGGTTTACAAATACTCCAGATATGTCAGATAGCAAATTCGCAGGTACTCAGTCTGGTGAAGCTATAAAATGGAAAGTTTTTGGTTTGGACCAAGAGCGTGTGGACCTAGAGGCACTCTTTGCTAAGTCGTTGAAACGCAGATATAAACTTATCGCTCGTGTTAGTGAGTTGTTAAATGAGATCAATAATTTCGATATCGAAAAGTTAAAAATTACATTTACTCCAAACATTCCAAAATCCTTACAGGAAAAAATAGATGCTTTTGCTAAGTTAAACGGAGAGATGTCTAATAAACAAAAACTACGTATCACTAACATTGTTGATGACCCAGATAAAGAGATGGAATATATCCAGGAAGAACAAAAAACTGGTAGCGTACTAGCTCAAAAAATGGAAACGCAGTCTCGCATGACTGATGAGGCACTAGCAAATGGCCAAGAAACAAAATAATAAATACTGGCGAGATCGTATAAAAGCTGAAATGGACGCCAAAGATAAAGATGACATTTCTTTAGAAAGAGCTATGAAGCAATTGCACGACTTTCACTATCGAGAAATAGAAAAAGAAATAGATTCATTTTATCAACGATACGCTGAAAAAGAAGGTATGGATATACAAGCTGCTAAAAGAGCTGTTTCAGACGCTGATCTAAACGCCTATCAAAAGAAAGCGAAAGAATTAGTAGCGAAAGCTAATAAAATGCGGGAACAAGGCATTAAAGTTACAAAAGCAAACTTTACACATCACGAAAATGTTGATATGGCGATTTATAACTTAAAAATGAAGGTGAAAGCTGATGAATTGCTATTGTTAAACATTGACTTGGCAGCGCACAATCTTGCGATTGATGAGTATAAAACGACTAAAGATTTTTTAGACGAAGGATTTCGAAAAGAACTCAAATTTCAATCTGGATTGCTCGGTCTATCTGTAGCAAGCAAAGAAAAAATCAACACACTTGCCGAGGCGACAATAAATGCAAACTTTAAAGGTTCTAGATGGTCCGACAAAATTTGGGAGCGACAAGATGAACTTAGAAACATAATTAATCAGGAATGTTATAAAGCTATTGTTAGAGGTAAAAATGCGGAAAATTACTCTAGCAAACTAAAATCATTTCTAAAGAATGAGATTGATGCCTCGTCAGGATACGCTAGGCGGTTGGCAATCACAGAACATGCAAGAGTTCAAATGGAAGTCGGTCGTTTATCAATGGTTGAAAATGGTTTTAATGGCTTTGATATTATTCCAGAGCCAAGAGCTTGCGATACTTGCAAGGATATAGCTAAAAAAGGGCCGTTCTCATTAGAAAAATGGGAGACGGGTTCTTATGCTCCACCGTTCCATCCGCATTGCCGTTGTGCAGTTGTCGGAGAAGATATTGATAAAAAAGATAAAAGTGATAAAATTGAATATGAAATAGCAGATGATAAAATTGAAAAAGAGTTAGACAAGCAGTCTAATAAAGTATTCAAGAAATTGCTATACAATCAGAAATCAGCATTAGTCGACTATACAAATAACTACCACAAACAAATAAACGAATATCTGAGTGGTATTGTTGCTAATGATGATGTACTTGGTTGGGTTGGAGATTTAGCCGATAATGTAGACAAAGCACTTGAAAGTAGTAAAATTGGCAAGGATTTGGTTTTATACAGAGGTGTATCTCAAAAAGAATTTGAATTGTTGAAAGAAAACGATAGCTGGAATACATTTTTATCAACCTCAATCAACAAGGACGTCGCTTCTGGATTTGGGACTGAAGATTATGGCGGAAGTGGCTTTGTAGTAGAAATTCAAGCGCCTAGTAATACGAAAGGAATGTATTTAGGACATCATTCGTCAGTAAGTCATGAAAAAGAAATGCTATTACAACGTAATCAGAAATATAAAATCTTGAGTTCGTCAGAAAACGAATTAAAAATAGAGGTGTTACCATGATAAAAGAAAAATACTTAAAGCCTTTGGAAGAAATAGAAAATAAATCGATACGAACAAAATCGCAAATTAATTTTTTGAAATCTGCTAGCGACGAAGAATTGCATGAGCTTGGAATGTGTATTAAGTCCTTTTATTCTCCATATTTAGAAAGAAACCACCCTGAATTTTGGGAAGGTTATGCCAAAGAATATAATTTAAATCTACAAATAACATCTGAAGATAAAATAAGGACTAACCGCTTATTTGATAGATTAGACGAAAATCCTAATCTAACAGTAGCTGAATTCCTTGAAACTCAAAGACATAAATAAAGCACAAAGAGAAATCTGAGTGCTTTTTTTGTTGCTCAAAGAAAGGTATTTTTATGATATTTGATATTCTTGGTGCTTTATGTGCCATTGTTTTGTTATGCGCTATTGGTATTGCTTTAATCATTTCAGTGCCATTTGCAATCGTGATATTCATATCAGTAATCTATGGCATTGTGTCTATACCAGTTACACTTGGCTTATCGTTCGTTAATGGATTTCGTAGTGTAATTAGCAAAGGACATGAGAAAGAGCATTAATTTTAGAAAGGAGATATCGCACTTGAAACCGTCCGAAAACTGAGAGGAGCGTGATCAATAATCTTGACTGGTAGGAACAGACTACTAAAGGAGTTGCAATGTTTAAAAAACTATCTGCCTGGATACATAGAAAAACTGTGATAACTGGCAAGTCTTGCTTTAAAAGAAACTGCAATGAGTTTCACGGAATGAGTCCTTCTTTGCGAGTGAAATTCAATTTACAGAAATCATTTAACAAATAACCTCAAGACCTTTATAGGTCTTTTTTTATTGTCCTGTCGCATGACATAAAACTAGGCAAATAACTATCACTAGCGTGGCTTGATTGTAGTTGATGATGTATAAACACTCTGACATAGACTAGAGAGTATAGAGCTCACCTCTCGTGGCTATATGAAGGTGTTATATTCATTGATGATAACAAGACTAGCATGGGAAGGAAAATATAATGAAAACTAATGACTTGATTAAAATGAACCTACGCAACTTGCAGTTATTTGCTGAAGATGGAGGAGAATCTGTGGATAACAAAGGTTCTGACTCAAATGATAACGCAGGAACTGACCAAGGCGAGAAAGAAACTCGTTATACACAATCTGAGCTTGATAGCCAGATTAATAAAGCTATACAGGCTCACATCGCTAAAAATGAGAAAGCTCAACAAGAGAAAATTGAAAAAGAAGTTGAAGCTCGTTTAGCTAAAAAAGCTGATTATGCTAAGTTATCAGAAGATGAACGTCAAAAGCGTGAATTAGATGATGAGCGAAATGCATTCCAGGAAGAAAAAGCTAAATTCGAACATGAAAAACTTGTTGTTCAATTACAATCTGACCTTGTTAAAAAAGGTTTACCTGTTGAATTGGCAGAAACTTTTGCTTTACATACTGACCAAGAGAAAGCTCTTGAAGCTGTGAGTGCTCTTGAAAAGTCATATAAAGATGCAGTTGCGGAAGGTATTAAGCAGTCATTGCGCCAAGAAACTCCGAGTTTAGGTGCAAATTCTGGAAGTAAACAGTCTAACTATGGTGAACAATTAGCGAATAAGTTCACTCGAAATTCTAAAAAAATCATTGATTAGGAGAAATTAAAATGGCACAAAAAACTTATTTTGGAGCAAAAGAAATTCTTCATAACATGGATTATGAAGCTATCTCAGTAACTGTAGATAAAACCACAACAGGAACAGTTACTGAAAACGGACGTACTATTCTAAAAGCTGGGACAATTTTAGCCGGCGACGGTGCATCTATTTTTACAGATCGCACTAAGAAAGTTAAGAAGTCAACCGTTGAGACTGCCGCAGACGGTGTTTTGTTGCACGATGTAGACATCACAGACGCAGATTCTGCTGCTGCTTTAGTTTATCGTGGAACTCTCCGCGAAGATCGCGTAAACGACGGTACAGTAAGCGATGCTTACAAAGCATTACTTAAACACATTCAATTCGTGAAAGGGGTATAATCAAATGGCTTTAATTTATGATTTAATGACAGCATCAAATGTAAAAGGGTACTGGAATGGAGTACAACTCAATTCTGATACAACTCTCGGAGAGAAAGTGTTCCCTGAACGAAAACAACTCGGTCTCAAACTTTCGCTTGTTAAAGGTGCTTCTGGTCTTCCTGTCGTTCTACGAGCGTCAGCTTTTGATACTAAAGCAACACTTCGTGACCGCATGAACATCACTATTGATGACGCAGAAATGCCATTTTTCAAAGAAAAAATGGTTGTTAAAGAAACAGATCGTCAACAATTGAACACGATTGCCCAAACTGGCAATCAAACATTGATTGATACAATCGCAAATAGTTTATTTGACGACTCAGCAACATTGCTTGCTGGTGCTAAAGCTCGTCTTGAAGCTATGCGAATGCAAGTTCTTGCTACTGGCAAACTAAAAGTTGTATCAAATGGTGTAGCAATGGATTACGATTATGGAGTTGACGATGCCCACAAAGGATCTGTAACTAATAACTGGTCTGATCCAGCTACTGCTACACCTCTGGAGGATATCCAAAAGGCTATTGACGCATTAGAAGATGCTGGCGGTAGTGCAGAGTTAATGATTCTTAACTCTCAAACATTTGCTCAATTACGTAATGCAAAATCAACATTACTTGCCATCAAACCGACAGCACCAGATGGGTCAGGAGTTAAGAAATCAGATTTAGAAGATTACTTAATGGCTGAATTCGGACTAACTGTTGTCCTCAAAAATGAAAAGTATAAAGATGATGACGGTGTGACTAAGAAATTCTATCCAGACGGATATGTGACATTTGCACCTAACCGCTCGCTTGGGGGCACTGTTTTTGGTACAACTCCAGAAGAGTCTGACCTCATGGGCGGCAACATCACAGATGCTAATGTTGAAATCTTCGGAACTGGTATTGCAATTACCACTACTAAATTAACAGATCCAGTGAATGTTGAAACTAAAGTATCAATGATTGCAATGCCGTCATTTGAAGGTTTGTCAGACGTTTATATGCTTTCAACAGTTAAAGCTGTTTAATAGATAATTAGGAGGAACAAAACATGGCAAAAGTTATCGACACGTTCCGCGACAAGAATACAGAAGTTGTTTGGAATGTCGGGGATGAATACACAGGAGATCGCGAAGCGGAGCTAATTGAAGCTGGTGTCTTGGAAAAAGAAAACGTTAAAGAGCTAACAGCAGATGCTATCAAAGCTAAACTAACAGAGCTCGGTGTAGAATTCAATGCTAAAGCAAACAAAACGGAACTTTTGGAGCTATTAAAAGCACAGGGTTAGAAACGGGGTGTTTATGGTAGTAATAGACACAACTAAAATTATTGATAATGTTAAGCTTGATTTAGAAATACAAGATGACTTACAAGACGATTTATTAAAAATGCTGCTTAATAGAGTAACTGACCACTTTAAAGCAGAATACGGCACTTCTGAAATAGATGGTGCCTTTTCTTTTATCTTGGAAGATTGTCTAATAGCCAGATTTAATCGCAGAGGAGCTGAACAAGCGAAATCTGAGAGCGTCGAAGGACGATCTATTACTTATTATGACTTTCTGAATGAATTTGCCCCATACGACGCCATGATCAAGTCAAAACTTAATTTAGTTAAAGATAAATCACAAAAAGGTGGCCTTTACTTCTTATGAGGGACAACGATAGAGTTACTCTTATGGTTAAAACAAATGGCGTTGCGCACTATGACCCTGTACTCGGTAAAAAAGTCGGCGGTGAAACAACTGAAAAAATAGTATCGTGTAATATTTCGGAGCAAGGTATCCAGCTAACCAATGCATTAGAAGAAAAAATGGAGCTCGACACACGCATTGTAAGGCTACGTGAAGACGTTCCAAACGTCGACAAGGTATTTATCAAAGATAAACCTTATCGCGTTGTGACGCGTCGAAATAAAGCTCTGTACGTCGAGGAGATTCCAAATGCCTAGTGCGGAGATTGGTTGGGAAGGCGATAAAGAGCTGCTTCAAGCTCTAATAAAACAATCCAGTCCCGAAAGATTGCAAAAAGTAGTTAGAAAAAATGGTAAATACTTACAAAAAAAGGCCATTAAAAACGCTGTTTTCCATGGGCACATGAAAGGCAAAAAGTTGGTTAAGCCAACTGGTGCCACTAGACAGTCTATCAAGCTGGAATTTGGCCAATACGGTCTTGCTGCAAGAGTTAGTGCTGGAACTCATTATTCTGGGTATCTCGAAGTTGGGACTCGTTTTATGGAAGCACAGCCATTTATGCAACCGGCGCTCGATGTGGTTATGGAGCAATTTTTGGAGGACTTAGCAAAGGATGAATGATGAAAGAGCCTGATCAACAATTATTTGATGAAATATTTAGCCGACTTTCCGATAAAGGATTGTCGGTTTTTGATTTTTTACCGCCTCTTGGGACGAAATACCCATTTATTGTAATGGGTGATACGCATACTATTCCAACACCTACAAAGTCCAAACTTTACGGTATGTGCACAACAACAATTCATGTTTGGGGTGATGATTCAGACAGAAAGAAAGTCAGCGATTTAATAGCAAACATCACGTTTGAGGTCAGTAAAATCAAGCAAATTGAAAACAGACAATGGTTCATGCAAATGAAAGAGAGCGACACAGAGATATTAAAAGATAACTCTACAAATGAAAATCTCTATCACGGGATCATTAACATTTATTTTAAATTTATTTAGGAGGAAACTAAATGCTAACACCAGAATATGGTAAAGATAAGATTCTTATGTTCCGAAAATTAGGAGAAAAGTCAGCAGCAGCTAAACTTGCCCTACAAACTGAGCATAAGTGGGAATTTACGCGTAAAGGCGATTCTACAGCGACAAAAGACGGTGCTATCAACTCTGATGGATCACTTGAAACTAAACTTACTATTGATGCTGTGTCAACTCGCGACCCACTAAACGAAATGCTTCGCGATTCAGTACTTGACGGATTTAAACTTGAGGTTTGGGAAATTGATTTGGCAGGCGCAAAAGATGAAACAGGTAAATACCCTGCTAAATATGCAATCGGATCATTAAACAAGTGGGAAGTTCCTGAAAACGTTGACGATTTGACAACATTGTCTTCCGAAATGGCAATCGACGGAAAACCGCAAGATGGATATGCGACATTAACAGCCGAACAAGAACAACAAATCATGTATGCGTTTAAAGACGTCACTGCAATTGTTTAATAATAACTAAAATAAAATATGATAAGACACAAGGGGCCAATCGGTCCCTTATTTTTTTAAGGAGAAAACATGAAATCATTAGAAATAAACGGCAAAGAGTACCCATTGTCATTTGGATTGGATTTTATCCGTGAAATGGATAAACGTTATACAGTTGACGCGCAAGGTTTTCCGCTTGGAGCAGGTCTTCAATCTGCATTGATCTATTTAGTGCAAGAAAACCCGACTGTGTTGGAAGATATTATTCTTTCTGCAACTCATACATTACGTTCTGTTCCTAGCCATAAAGATATCGAGTCATGGATTGAGGAAAAATACGAGGATGATTCTATCGACGGTGTGTATAAAGATTTTTTATCAGCATTCGAGAATGCACCTCTGACCAAGAAGAAAACAAAAGAGATGTTAGTAGCTATGGAAACTCAAGAGAATCCAACAGAGGCATAGGAAAGCCTCCTACATCTAAAGAAACCTACGAAGATTATATTGTCTTTGCATTAGCAAACTTTGGCATGACTGACTTTGATGAAATTGGACGAATGACATTGAGAGAGTTTCGTCTAAGAAAACAAGCGTATAAAATGCAAATGTTAGACAGAGAGGAAAGTCAATATAAGCAAGCATTTCTCAACAGAGAGGTTAATGCAACAACTTCTGACGGTAAAAAATACAAATTTCATAATTTTAAATCATTTTATAATTCTGAAAAACGTCGGAGTGAAGTTCTCGGTAAAACTGAAGAAGACCCAGTGTCACAAGAGCTTATTGAGAGAGCACGACGACTCCAAAAATTACGGAAGGAGGAGTAAATGGCAGGAGATAAACAATACTCTGTTACTGCACTTCTTAAAGCTACCGACGCAGGGTTTTCTAAAACGTTTAAAGCTGCCTCTAACGTTATTAGTGGCATGACGTCGCAAGGTGCAAAGTCAAGCAGCATGTTTAAATCTATGTTTGGAGCTAATGTTGTAAGCTCTGCATTTATCGGCGGAATTAACATGGCAAAGAATAGCGTTTCGTCAATGGTCTCAGAGCTTACAGGAAGTAACGTGGCATGGAAATCTTTTGAAGGAAATATGCGGACAATAGGAGCATCGGCTTCTGAAATTGATAAAGCGAAGAAATCAATGCAAGACTATGCCACTAAAACCATTTACAGTGCATCAGACATGGCTCAAACATACGCAGTATTAGCTGCGGTTGGTGTCAAAAATACCGACAAACTTGTTACAGGTTTTGGTGGATTAGCAGCAGCTGCAGAAAATCCGCAACAAGCTATGAAGACGCTCAGCCAACAAGCCACCCAAATGGCAGCAAAACCACAAGTAGCATGGGCAGATTTTAAACTTATGATGGAACAATCGCCGGCCGGAATTGCTGCAGTTGCAAAAGAAATGGGTATGAGTACTGCTGAAATGGTAAAAGCTGTCCAAGACGGAAAGGTAAGTACAGAAGATTTCTTCGATGCTATTTCTAAAGTTGGTAATAATACATCATTTACAAAAATGGCAACCACTTTTAAATCAGTAGGTCAAGCTATTGATGGTTTAAAAGAAGGTTTATCTAACAAGCTGCAACCGGCATTCGAAGTTGCTACGCAATTTGGTATTGAGATGGCCTCAAAAATTGCAGAAAGCCTTGATAAAGTAAATTTTGACAAGTTGGCAAGCAATCTAAATGTAGCGATTGAAAATATTAAAAAATTCTTTGGGATTTTAGGTGGTACTGGAGCGTTCTCCGCAATTCAATCCGCTCTTGGAGCAATTGGCAAAGCAATAGGTCATGTATTTGGTTCTTTTGCCGGAAAAGGTGATCAAGTAACAAGTAGTGCTGTGAAAATTGGTGACGCAATTGTTGTCGTCGCTGGTAAAATAGAAGACTTTTCAAACTGGATTAGTAAGATTGATCCATCAACTATTAAAGCGACAGCAAAAGCAATTGTCGGAGTCGTCATTGGCTTTAAAGCCATTAAAACTGCACTTGGTATTGGTACTGCGGTTAAAGGCTTCTTTGGTATGTTTAAAAAAGAAGCTCCGGCAGCTGGAAGCGCAACTAGTAAGCTAGGAAAAATCATCGAGAGTATCGGTAAATCAATTGGTAGTGCATCAAAAGGTATCGGAGAAGGCTTCGGAAAAATATTGGAGGGTCTTGGAAAAGGTGCTTCTAAAATCAATCCAGCGCAATGGTTCGGAATATCAATTGCTATTTTAGCGGTCGGTACAGCTGTTCTTATTGCTTCATATGGATTTGAACGCATGGCAAGTGCTTCAGTTATGTTAAGTAATGCCGGAGCAGGTGCAATGGCGATGTTTACTGCGATGCTAGCTGGATTAATCGGTTTAGTTGCTGTAGTCGGAATGTTTGGAGCGGGACTTAGTGCTGGAGCTGTTGGAATGATTGCTTTTGGTGCAATGGCTGTTCTCGTCGGAGTTGCAATTGCTATTATTGCCTCTCAAGCAGACGGACTTTCTAAAATAATTTCTGCAATTGGAACTGCGTTTTCTCAAGTTGTCATTGCAATTGGAACTGCTGTCGCTATGATATTACCGATGTTGCCACCGATTATTTTAGCAATAGCAAGCTTAGTCACGACAGTAACGACAGGCATTAGTCAAATAGTTTTTTCAATAGCGTCAGGTGTCGCAATGATCATTAATTCATTTACTGGATTATTGTTTGGAATAAGTGTAGTTATCAATTCAATTTCTGGAGTGATTCAGGCATTCTCTGGACTATTGAGAACAATTTTTGATGGCATTTCTCAAGTAATAACTGCCACAGCAGAAGGTATAAAAACAGTCCTAACAGGTCTTGGAGATGCATTTAAATCACTTGGCGAAAGCATAAAGCTTGTACTTGACGGTGCTAAAGGTGTTATTGAAGGTTTTGGCAATACTGTGAGAAACATTTTAGACGGTATAGCTAAGATATTCGACTCTATGGGTAATGCAGCATTGAATGCTGGTAAAGGCATGCAAAAAGTTGCAGATGGAATTTCTACATTAGTCGGTCTTCCTACAGGTGACTTAATCGCAACACTTGGAAGTGTTGGTAAAAATTTAGGAACTATAGCATCTCACGGGCCTGGTATGGTTACTGCCGGCAACGGAGCTATCATGTTGTCAAATGGATTGGCAAGAATTGCATCCTCAGGAGCATCAGCAACCGCAAGTATTCGAACAATTCCGGCATCGGCGTCACAAATGCAAGTTGCATTTACTGCTGCTAGCGCAAGCGTACAATCAAGCATGAGAGCAATTGTCAACTCTATAATTTCTGGTGGAAATCAAATGAAGTCAGCTTCTAAAGCAGCAGGTATAGAAAGTGGTCGAAATTTTGCGACAGGGATACAGTCTGCAGCAGGAAGCGTTAAATCTGCTGTAAGCGCCTTAACAAGTGCAGCAAGCTCAACTGCTAATAATGCAAGAGGAATTCTTAGAAGCGCAGGTTATTATTTAGGTGCAGGTCTTGCTGCAGGGATGCGCCAATCACTACCAGAGGTAAGAGCGGCAGCTGATGCACTCGTGGCACAAGCTAATCGTGCAGCTATTGCCAAAGGGGAAATACGCTCGCCTTCTCGACTCATGAAACGAACAGTTGGTGTTTTTCTCGGAATGGGTATCGCGAAGGGTATCGAAGAAAGTCAACCGTACGTTGATGCTGCTATGAACGACATGTATAATTCTATGAATTCGTTTGATTTCATAGGAGATAGCACTTTATCAAGTGATTTTGCTTTTGCAGTTAGTGACGCTAACGCTAATATCACTACTGATACATCAAGCCAAAACAAGCTAATGAGGGCGCTGATAGACAAATTAGATGACTTGAATAAACGAGAAATTGCTCTTTACATTGATAAAGAAAAATTCGCTAGAACAACTGGAGATGCAATCAATGATTACACAATCCAGAAACAGTCATCGCTCAAAAGACTAGGAGGTGAGGTTTAATTGTCTGAAATTATTATGAATTACAATTTCGTTGATACGAGCTCAATGTTAAAAGTGCTAAAAGTACATCATTCAATCGGAAATGAACGAATAATTACAACGAACTCCTCGCCAAAATTGGGGGTGATCTTCCAAGAAGTTAAAGAAGAGGCAAAAATAATAGAGGTCGAGATTAGCTTGGCCTCTTTTGATTTATCTCAAATTAAATTTGTGGATACTATTGAGCCTTCTAACATTAATTTCGGAACAATTCATCACGTTAGAGAGCAAGTTGCAGGATTATTTCACCAAAATGAACCAACAATGCTCACATTTAGCGATGAACCTGATCGTTATTATAATGCTATCGTTTTTGACAAATCAGAGTTGCAAGGTATCACATCGTGGTATGACAGAGCTAAAATCAAGTTCCTTGTTCCTGACGGTGTGTCTCACTCATCTACGTATAAAAAAGTGACTGACTATGTAGAGCAAGACGGAAAAATAATTTTTACCTTAGAAAATAACGGTACGGTAGAAGCCCTACCAATCATAACCGCTAAGATGAATAGCGAGAATGGTTTTTTAGGGATTGTCAACCAAACCGGAGTTATGGAGATTGGCGATCGCGAAATAGTTGATAGTGAAACATTAGCTTTTAGCGAGCGACCATTTGATTATTCTGAGACTGGGACTGGAATTGCCGACGGACTTGCGAAAGGGACAAAAAATGTTGCGATTTTAAATGACACGTCACAAGTTTTGGATAAAAACTTATCGATAATAAATTGGAATGGTCGTGATCATTTAGTGCTTGACGGTACACAAACAGTTGGTACGCATGCAGGCTCACTAACGTTTGATTTACCGACAGTTGGGTCTCTTTATGATTATTTTTGGTGGCGTCAAGTGTTTTGGGCCGGCGCATTGAATCAATACGGGTTTATTAAAATATCTATTTCCGATACCGAAGGTAAGTTTTTATATGGTGTTGAAACTATCAAGCGAAAAAATAGCTTAGAGACGGAATATAACTTTTTTGTTACGGACGGTCAGGGTGGATACAAACAGACTAGTTTTGCGAAAAAATTCAATGCTACACACTTAGATAACGATAATCCGTTTAATGTAGGTAGAGGGTGGTCTGATATATTACGTAAAGACGATGAAGTATCCCTGTTCTGGTTCGGTTCGCGAATACCTATGAAATGTCCAGAGTTGAAAGGGAAAAAATCTGCTAAGTTGCATGTGGCGTTAGGGTCTCTTAATGGAAAACCCCTAGTTACACGCATGTATTTAGACGGCATAAAATATCGCAAGGATAATGTTGGCGATAGTTATAACATCCCTAATCCATACGATTCAGGATCCACAATGGTTATCAATACAGAAAATAAAACTATGACCGTTGATAATATTCCGCTACTAAACGATGTTGTTAATTATTCAAAATGGCTAAAAATACCGCCTGGAACGTCAACAATGGAGTTCACTACATCTAGCTGGACAGTCAATAAACCAACCATCTCGATTGCTTTTGAGGAAAGGAGAACTTAAAGTTTGGATATTATTATTCACGATTCAAAGCTACGAAAAGTTGCTTATGTTGATAACGAGTTACAAGACACTTTATCTTTTTATGATGATAAGTGGTCTCGTTATCTAGATAAAGCTTCGTCAACATTTGAGTTCACTGTCTACAAAAGTGGTATTAAATCGGACTCTGTTAAAAAAAGGGCCTATCAGACACTGTCTGAGAGGTCTTTTATTTCGTTCGAACATAATAAACGGACATATTTATTTAATGTTATGAAGGTGAAGGCGAAGGGCAAGATAATAACTTGTTATTGTGAAAATCTAAACCTCGAATTGCTAAACGAAGAAGCAGCAGAATTTGAAGCAACTACTGAAATGTCGTTTGTCGACTACTGTAACAAGTTCGGATTATTAATTTTTGGCGGGATAACAATTGGCCAAAATGAAATTGCTGATCGTGCAAGAACATTAAAATGGACTGGCACAGAAACTAAATTGAAACGATTGCAGTCTCTAGCAAATATGTTTGATGCGGAAATTGAATTTGTAACAGAGTTAAACGAAGACTCAAGTCTGAAGGCGTTTATCTTGAATATCTACAAGAAAAACGACGATAAAAATCAGGGAGTCGGTAAAAAACGCGACGATGTCATTTTATACCATGGGCATAATTTTGATGATTTAGAAAAAGAAATTGATAAAACCGGAATCTTCAATATGATCACTCCGATCGGTAAAGCGACAATTGATGTTACTGTTAGCAAGCAGAATCCGAAGTATATTGCTCCTAGTCTAAATCAAGTGAATTATAGTGGAGGCGCAATCTCCCATGCCGGACATGTCATTAGTAAAGATTTAGCTAATCAAATTTTAAATTACTGTGTTCAACACAAACTTTTACCCTCTGGTGTTTTTGCTCAAACATATTTTGAAAGTCTTTGGGGAAGTTCGTATGTTGCGAGAGTAGACAACAACTGGGGTGGCTTGACGTGGACCGGTTCGAGCACACGACCTTCCGGTGTGACAGTAACACAAGGTACTGCACGCCCGGCAAACGAGGGCGGTTATTATATGCACTTCGCAAGTGTGTCAGATTACTTTAAAGACTATACTTATATGCTCGCTGAGCAAGGCATATATAAAGTAAAAGGCGCAAATACAATAGCTGATTATACAAAAGGTTTGTTTAGATATGGCGGTGCGACTTATGACTATGCCATAATTCAAAATAATTATAGCAGTCAGCAAAGATATGAACACTATCTTACACAATTAGCGAGTGTAAGAAATGGTATTAATAAAGATTCCAACAACGCAATGGACATCTTAGATAATCAGTTTAAATCAGCAGGTACCGTTGGAACTGCTCCAATTAGCGCAGTTGCAAGTAAAACTAAATCCGCATTAGGTGCCTTAACTGCAAAAAAAGGACAATTGGTTGGCTCTGGTCAATGTTACGCATTGTCCGCATTACACGCTTATAATCTTGACGGCCCGTGGCTTGGTGGTGGGGTTACAGGTCAGTTTAGAGGTAGAACTGGAGCTGGCTCTGCAGCTGCATATATTGGAGAAGATTATAATTGGTCGCAATTTGGTTGGAAGATGGTTAGGCCTAATAAAGTTGCTGATCTAATTCCTGGATCAATCGCAAATATCAAGGCTAATTTTAATGCAGGGTTTATCATCACTGGCGGTTGGGGTCACACAGTTGTTATCAAAGCAATTTCAGGCGATACTCTAACAGTCTTAGAGCAAAACTTCGCAGGCCATCAATATGTCGAAGAGAGGACCTACAGTGCTAGTCAGTACTTAGGTGCTATTCAATCATTGTGTTATCCTCCCGAAATAGTCCAAGGAAAGCGCGTAGATGGAACAGGAAGTTCAACGGATACATCCGGAAATATAGGCAACAACGAGCCTAAAACCATATCCGAGACGCAACAAAAAGAAGTCATTACTACAATTCCGATGGATTTATACAGAGAGTGGAAAAATGACAAAGGCGTTGTTGAATTTTACCTTAAAAATGGTTCTATATATGCCCCGCTTTCGAAAGAAATGTACCCTGCGGTTTTCACCGGAGAAGAAATAGGTGATAACTGGATTAAAAAAACTGTTCAGTACGAGACAGCTGATATTGAAACCCTTATCTCTGGATCTATTGAGGAAATTAGGAAACGTTGTTATCCAGCAATTTCTTACAACTTAGAAGGTAGTGCAGAGTTCTTAGATATCGGTGATACTGTAAAAATCGATGATGAAGAGTTTCCAGATGGATTGGTTTTAACAGCGAGGGTTACAGAACAGCATTTAAGCTTCACTAAGCCTGAGCAAAATAAAACAATATTTGATAATTACAGAGCATTAGAAAATAAATTAAGTTCTGATTTAGTTAACCGACAACAAGAGTTGGAGGAATTAGCTAAGCCGTACGAGCTAAGGTTGCTAACTGATAAAGGAACTCAATTTAAAAATTCAACAGGGCTGTCAGTTCTAACAGCAGAACTGTGGAAATCTAACAAGAAATTCGATGCGACTTTCTTGTTTAGAAATTTCGATACTCCACTTTCAAGCGGTTTTTACCATACAGTTGACGGTTCGACAATTAGTCCAGATGCACCTCTAATAATCACGGTTGATGCCTTTATTGGTAATGAATTAGTAGCAACACGACAAATCACGTTCACAAACATTACTGACGGACAGGATGGTGTCGGAGTTAACTCAACAACAGTAACTTACGGTATTTCTACGTCGGCATCAATTCAGCCCACATCTTGGACAGAAGCCTTGCCTGCAGCGACACCAGAACAGTATCTTTGGACACGTAAAATCACAGATTACACTGATCCAAACAAGCCAGACACTATTGAATTGACTTACAGTTACCAAGGGAAAAATGGCAGTGCTGGAACTTCAGTCTCTGTAACTAAGATTGAATATCAATCTGGTACATCGGGTACTACAGCGCCCTCAGGAACATGGATAACAACTATCCCTAGTGTTCCTGAAGGACAGTTCTTGTGGTCTAAAACAACATTGTCAGATGGAAAAATCATCTATGGTATAGCTAAACAAGGTGCTACTGGACCTCAAGGACCGCAGGGACCAAAAGGCGACACAGGACCTCAGGGTCCGACTGGGGCAACTGGTTTGCAAGGTCCAAAGGGTGACCAGGGTATACAAGGACCAAAAGGCGCAGATGGACAGTCAAGCTATACTCATATTGCTTACGCCACCAATTCCACTGGAACTAGTGGTTTTTCTGTGTCTGACAACGTCGGCAAAACCTATATTGGTATGTATGTCGACCAAATAGCAACTGACTCAACCGACCCTACCAAGTACAAGTGGAACTTGATTAAAGGTCAAGACGGTGCGCAGGGGATTCAGGGTCCTAAAGGGGCAGACGGCAAAACGCCTTACTGGCATACAGCCTATTCTAATTCTGCTGATGGCAAGACTGATTTTAGCATCACTGACAGCACTAATAAGCGGTATATTGGACAGTATACAGATTACACGCAATCCGACAGCACCGATCCAACTAAGTATAAATGGGTTGATATGACAGCTAATGTTAAGGCTGGAAACAACAATTTGTTGGTTAACACAAAAACGTTGGCCGACAACTATTTTGTAGCTAACAACACATCCGAAACTTATTTAGGTGGTACAGTTGCGACAGGAATTGCACCGAGTGGCTCATATAGAGACATTTACAGGCAAGCTATGAAAATAGCGCCAGAAAGCAATGAATTCATAGTTTCGTTTTACGCTAAAAGTTCAATTGATAATGTCACAATCAACAATCATTTTTATAGTCCGAACCGAACAATTAAAGGTATTTCTAGTACAGGTGCAGTCTACAATCACGCAACGGGCGGAGATGGGCTGATTGCCATCAAATTAACGACTCAGTGGAAACGATACTGGATAAAATGGATAATTCGTGATGCTAATTCTGATACCGAAAATGTGCCAATGACTGTAATTTTAGGCCGTAATTTTGACTCAGTTAACAGCGTGTCTATCGCATTACCAGCAATGTACGCTGGCAATCTAAACACAGAGCACTCAGATGCACCAGAGGACACACAGACTAAGATTGACTCAAAAGCAGACAAAGCCTTGACGCAAGAGCAATTGAACCTCTTGCTTGAAACTCAAAACTTAATGACTGCTGAAATGCGAACGAAAGCAACTGCAGAACAAGTAGATGCTTTAATCGCAAGCTACAACAAATATGTTTCTGACGAAGCAGTAAATAAAGCTAATGTTGAAGCAGAGTTAATCGCTAATGCTGAACGTATTGAAGCATTTAGGAAAGATTACGATGATAAGATGCTTCAATTGGACTTTGTTTCTAACTATATGAGAGCCACTGATTTAGGTCTTGAAGTATCAGCAAGCGATGGTTCGTCAAGTTTGTTAGTTCAAAAGGACAGAATATCAATGTTCAGTGCTGGTAAAGAAGTTATGTACATCAGCCAAGGATTTATTCATATTGATAACGGGGTATTTACTAAGACACTTCAAATTGGTAATTTCCGTGAGTCGCAAGCTGACGGAGACCCAACAACAAATCTTACAATTTATGTTGGTTAGAAAGGAGGTAGATAATGGCTCAAAGTAATTTCTCGGGATCTTGGGGGAGTAATCTAACATTAGATGCCTCCTACGTCGTTAAATCCCAAAATATAGCTAATAACACATCAGTGATTACATTTACTGTAAAATTGATTGCTAATGGCTATGCATCAATCACAGATAGCGGAACTAAACCCTTAACTATCAATGTTAATGGTGGAGGAGCTATACCACAAGTCAACGTTTCTATTAGTCCCGGCCAAACTAAAGTATTACTCAGCAATGATTATACTATCGGACATAATTCTGACGGTACTAAGACTGCAGACTTATCTGCAAAGCTTGACATAAATATTGGTGGATATGGATCGGCAACTGTAGCTTTAAAAGCTTATTTACCAAAAATAAATAGGACATCAACGATCACAGTTCCAACAGCGACTCTTGGAAGTTCCGTAAATATTGCTATTTCAAAAGCTGATACAAACTACACATCAACACTAAGATACGAGTGGTACGGCTCAACTGGAACGATAGTTGATAAGACAACTTCGACATCATACAGTTGGACGCCACCGCTAAGCTTAGCTAGCGGAATACCAAATTCTGTTGGCGGAAGTGGTAAAATTTTCATAGATACTTACTCAGGCACGACGCTGCTAGGCACATCAAGCGCAACATTGACTGCTAATGTTCCTAGTTCTGTAGTACCTACATTATCAAGTGTGACCTTATCAGACACTAATAGTAAAGTTTCTGCTATTTTAACAAGTCCTAACTTCTTGCAGGTCTTATCAAATATCGCAGTTAATTTCACAGGTGCTAGTGGAGCTTACGGTTCGACTATACAAGCTTATAAAGCAGAGATAGTTGGTAAAAACCAGAGTACAAACTCAAACGGTGGGACACTCGGCATAATGAACTATAATGGTTCTTACACGATTAGGTCAACTGTTACAGATAGTCGAGGTAGGACATCAGCACCCGTTGATACAACCATCAACGTCATTGAGTACTTCTTGCCAGTTTTTTATTATGAAGCTTCTCGTATCGGTTCTGATAGTCAGACAATCCAAGTCAAACGAACCGCTAAGATTGCACCAATTTCAGTCGGCGGAACTCAAAAAAACACGATGACTATCACTTTCAGAACGTCATTGGCTGGTAAAAACACATGGACGACATCTCAAACTGGTGGCGGTTCGTGGACCGCTATTAATACATTAACAGATTCACTTGATTCATTGTCAGGTGTTTTTTCTGTATCAAGTTCTTATGATATCGAAGGCACGATCTCTGATAGATTTTCGGGAGATATTAAATTTTCCGCGACTATCGGTACAAAGGTCGTTGTTAGTTCGAAAGATAAAGATGGGCGACACGGGTTTGGACGGATTGCAGATAAATCTCTACCAGCTGGTTCTGTTGATATTGCTGGTGTATTTGCCATGGCTGGAAAGCAGTTACTAGATGTTTTTTATCCAATTGGAACTATTTATGAGTCAACAAAACCTGACAATCCATCAACATTTATGGGTGGTACATGGTCGCGTTTTGGTAATGGTCGTGTGTTAGTCGGTGTCGATGAAACAGATTCGACTTTTAACGTAGTTAATGCTATTGGTGGAGAAAAAGCTCATACGCTAACTATTCCGGAAATGCCTAGCCATACGCATGATATTTCAGTTGAACAAAAAGTTCGTGCTGGTGGTACAGGTTACACATTGCTAGACGTCGGAACCGCAACAAAGCTCACATCTAGTTCAGCAGGTGGAAATCAAGCGCATAACAACTTGCAACCATACGTCACAGTATATCGCTGGCAACGTACTGCTTAGAGAGGAATTATATGATTAATAATTTAAAGCTTGAGTGGGGCGATAAGTCGCTCGATTATCTCAATGGCGAACCATATCGTACAAGAGTTGTGTTAAAAAATGAAGACGGGGCTTATTATCCAGTCTTTTTTGAACCAGATGCAATTAATAAACCTGATTCAGAATTATTGCAAATGGCATTAGATGTCAACTATCAAAAGAATTCGTCTGGACGAGCTGAAGATGAACGATTTAATCTGCTTGGCACTAAAATTGCAGAAGTTGATAAGGCTACCGAAGAGTCAAAAAAAGCAACTGAAGATTTAATAGCTCAAACTGAAAGAACTAAGCAAGAGTTGCAAGATAAAATTGATAATGCAGTTGTAGAGCTTACAACTCTAATCACTTCTAGTCTATCTGGTACTGCTTAATGGAAAATATATTAAATATAATAACTACACTATTTTATATGTTAAAAAAAGGAGAATTTACTATGATTTTTACAACAAAACATTATATCGTTGACGTATGGTATCGTCGAGTCGCAAATGGAATCTGTACTTTTGAAGAAGTACCTAAATTATTCAACCTGCGAGATGTAGTAAAAGAGTTGCTTGATCAAAAAGTAACTGACCAACCTGTTTCTGAACAATGAGGTGTCTATGAAAAATTTAATTGATAATTTTTTAGACATTGCAACTATTGTCACTGCAATAACGGTGATTGGTGGCTTTTTGATTGGTATCTATAAATTTTTAGTTGTGGAACCTGATAATAGAATGGCTCAGAAAATCAACGAACAAAATAACAGAGCACTGAGAGAGACAGTTGAACCACTGACAGAGCAAATCAAAATCTTAAACATCAATCTTGACTTAATCAAAATGCAATCTGACGAGACGAAAAAAGAAGTCAAATCACATGATGGACGACTTGACGATCATGAGACACGCATTTCAGTGCTTGAAAATAGAAAGGATTATTAATATGAAAAAAATTGACAATGGAACATTAACACGAACTATCGTTTTAGTATTTGCATTAATTAACCAAGGCCTTGTAATGGCCGGTAAAAATACATTACCATTTTCAGACGAAGAGATGACTCAGTTCATCTCTTTTGTTTTTACAACAGGCGCAACATTAACAGCATGGTGGAAAAACAACGATTTTACAAACGAAGCAAAAACAGCTACTAAAATCATGCAAAATCAAAAGTTGGCTAACAAAGCTCAATCTGACCAACTAAGTCAAGCAAAAGCATCTGCACAATTAAATGTAAATAATCAAGCTCAAGGAATCAATACTGACGAAACATTTGGATAGGAGGCATGTATGGCAACAAATAAAGATGTCGCAAATTGGGCGCTGACAAAATCAGGTCAGCGACTCAGCGTCAACACGAATCCATATGGTTCTCAGTGTGTCGTTTTTCCTGATTTAGCAGCAAGAACATTTACTGGTAAAAATATGTCGTACACAAATGCTATTGATTTGCTTTCTAAGGCATCTTCAAATGGTTTTGAAGTATTTGCCACAGGTCTTCCTAAGCGTGGCTACGTGTTTGTTATTCAAGCAAACGGGCACGTATTTGGCCATACTGGAATAGTAGTTGTGGATTGTGACGGTAACACACTAGAGACAATGGAAACTAATGTTGATGGAAATTACGACTCGTTATACATAGGTGGTCCAGCACGTCGTAAGTCACGAATTTGGCGTGGTACGGCTTTAATTGATGTTCAGACGGGATATACAATCGGTTGGATGATTGGCTGGTATCGTATGTTTCCAGATGAAAAAGCGGTCACTTCCAAAATGGAAATAACTACTAAAACTAAGAAAAAAAGGAGAAATAAAATGTTTGGAAGCTTTATTTTTAGTATAAAAGAAGGTGACGGTGAATTTGCAAAAGGTGCAGTATATCTTTATAATTCATTGACTAACACGGTCACAGGCCTTCACAATCAAGAAGAAGTTAAATATGTGTCTGAGTGGTACAAGGAAGGAACTGATGAGAATATACCAATGAAGACATTCTCTACACAAGCACCAAGTTATCGCCGTTTATTTGCTGGACTTGGTACTGATACAACAAATTCACGATTAAAAAATGCTGTTACTGATTTAAAAGAAGAGTTTGAAGAAGGACTTGCAAAACTCGTAAAAGGAAATGATATCGCAGTTAAAAAACAATTTACAGCTATTGTAAACCTCAATATTCGTGATGCTTCAAGCACTAAAGGTAATATTCTTGGCCGTCTAAATAAAGGCGAAGTAGTGGAAATAACAGGATCTGCGAATGCTGATGGATTTTACTGGATTTCATTCGAACGAAACGGCAAGCAGTGCTATGTCGCTTCAAAAATCGAAGGTGGAGACATTTACGGAACAATTAAATAAAAAGCAAACCCTCGATTAATTTCGAGGGTCTTTTTTTATTTATAAAAATCATCTACTGATAATTTTTTCATTGTGTTTAAAGCGTTTTGTTTCCAATCGCCTTTTTTAGTGAAAAATCGAGATTGATTATTTTTGATAAAGTCTTTAAGCATTTCAATAGTCAAGTTATCACTTAATTTAGAAATATGATTTTTAAAAGCTGAGTTGATGATGTTTCGTTTAACATTAATTTTTAGATCAATATCATCAACAGTACCAACTTGTTTAAAATCTGCCCAAAAGTAATCAACAAAATCATGTTTTTCGTCATATTTCATGGCTTGATAAGATACTGATTTGTCTTTATTTGAGTAACCTTTAACAACTTTAGTACTTTTATCAATGATTATTTTTTCACCAAATTCATCAATAACAGTTTCTAAATTTCCAGGAATATAATTTTTGATATTTGTTTCAATTTCAACGCCGTCATAGATAGATAGTAAGTCGCCGTACTCCTCAACAATGTCAACAAACGTGATGTTGATATTGTTAGGATTTGCGATTTGATTAATATCATCAACGAATTTTTTGGGATGTAGATACCTTTTATCTGATCGGTTGAAACTTCATCAGTCACATACTCTTGATAGTATAGATAGTTTCTATCATTTTCTAAAAATTCTGTTTTTGTTGGGTTATCAACTTCAACCTCAATCAAAACATCACCGTAGTGTGTAGATGAGTTGAATTTTGTGATTGGCTTAGCTAGATAGACAACATCAATAGAATTGTCTGTTCTGTTGATATCTTTGCGTTCATTTCCAGTTTTGTTTACAGGAAGAATGCCATATTTTAAAATATTTTCTAAGTCTCTTATTGGAACATTTTTATATAGTTTCATTCTTCCTGCCTCGTTTATCTTTATGTCTATATTATATAACATATGTTATATAACGTCAACACTTTTTATTTATTTTTTTGGATTTCTTCGGCGTAATTTGTTAATTTGCTAGCTACTTTGACAGTTAGATTTTCAAGTTTTCTTTTTCCAGAAATCAATCCTGACAACGTCACTTGAGCAACTCCAGTATCTTTCGAAATTTTGTACTGTGTTTCATTCTCTAATAACCATTTTATTTTGTCTGTGTCTACTTTCATTTTTTCTTATCTCCTGCATATAGGGCTATGATAATTGCCAAAATTGCTACTATAAATAATTTACTCATTGCTTTTCTCCTTATCATTATATATAATGATAGTAAAGAGGAGGGGGAACTCCTCTCACTATCTAGCGTTTACCTTTTCCTTTTGCTGGGTTTTGGTGGACGCTTTTTCTTGTACTCTAGCCAAGCTCTAGTCTCTTTTGAAACTGCCGTTGCTATTCCAAGGACAACTGTAACTCTTGCGAGCCATTCGTCTAAGTTATTCATATCTTCCTCCTTTCTATATATTAATTATATAACATATGTTATATATTGTCAACACTTTTTATCAACTTTTTTTAAAAAATTTTTTCGAATAAAAAGATAAAGGGGGTGACAAGATGGACGAACCAGACAACATTGTTGCAGAATTTGATAAGTGGAAACGTGAAAATCCAGAAGAGTATTTAGAATGGTGTCATGAGCATTGGTATTTGTTTTAG